CCATCTTACTGCATCTACTACAACTTTTGGGGAAGCCTCTTTCATCTGTCCCGCAATTTTCATAGTTACCCAATGATCAACGTGTGCTAAAGCTACGGCACAGTGGTCATGCTTCTGGGCAAGGTCAACGTGAACAAAGTAAGTCTTATCCTCATCTGGAACAAAGTGGTTCTCAAAAGCTCCCTGTTCATCTACACCATTCTTTTGAACAAATGCAGTTTCAATCTTTTCACGGGATTTAAAGAAAGCATCTACAGCATCTGGTGGCATACAGGCAAAACGAGAAAGGGAGTCTACTGGGTCATCATAAAATGCCTGAGCCAAATCCTCAATTTTAATGGTTGGATTAATCTCCCAGGTTGGTCGCTTTAATGCGAAAACTTTTTGTGTGTTGTAGTGGGTAATGTGATCTTCTTCCCATTCAATTGTAAATTCATTCTCTTTAATACCATCTGGCAATTCAATATCTTTTTTGAAGGTGTGGGATCTTACAACAATTTCTTTTTCTGCTACAACATGATTATATCTCTGTTGGATGTAGTCATTCTTAAAGCGGGGGAAGGAGAGTAAAATAATCTTTCCAACACTTGGGAAACGAGATGTTACAGACTGACGGTACATCTTATAGATAGCTTCAGCAGTTTTTGCACCTGCGTGACCCGATGTGGATTCAAGTTCAAAACCAGAAATCTCATCAAGGATGACCATAATAACATTGTATCCCTCCCAAGATTCTCTTTGAGAGTGACCAGAGTGGACTGTAATAGATTTAGGAAATGCAATAGATGCAACCTTATCATCATACTTGCCCGCAAACCAAGGGCAGTTCTTAATTCTTTTTAAGAACCCGCCGAAGAAAACTTTCTTAGCCTGTTCAGCGTTGATAGCAATATTAATAATATCGATAGCATCATCGCTGGGCTTTCCAAAATATCGGGCGGGATCGTTTAGGCATAATAATAAATAAACGATATAAGCACAAGCGATAGTAGAAACGTAGTCCTTGCCAGAACCCTTTCCTAGTTGGAAGATAACTTCCGTACAAGTCTGCTTATGTCTCTTAAGTCCCTCTTCCTCACCATATAGTTGAATAAGAGTTTCTAGTTTGTAAACTTGAGTTGATGCTTTAATCATTGTGTACTGATTTTGTGAAAGTGGGGGTAGTCCCAAGAAATCTTTACTTGTCACAAACTCTTCAATGTCCACAGGAACTTCCTCAAATACATCGTCTTCCAATGCATTAAGAAAATCATCAAACTCAAACATCTACAGGTTCGACCCTTCCAGTAACTTCAGATAATCTACGAGCAACTTCAAATTTGCAATGATCACAAGATGCCGTTACTGATTTAAGAATGTTTACAAGAATCTCCTGCTTGCGTTCTGTTTCTAGTAATTGATCTGCCAATTCATTATTTTCTAGCAGTCCCGCCTTTTGTAGCATATCAATTCTTTTGCCCTCAACATCTGCAATTAGTTTCAGAGTCTGGGCTTTAATGTTTAATTGATCATTTGCATCTGCCTGTTCCACAGTTTCCCAAGCACGATTAATAATCATTGCGTAATGTTGGTCTGTGGCAGCAAGGGCTTCCTTGGCTCTTTCACGAATACTACTGTCACCTTTTACAAGGCTCTTCCAAGTTTCCAAATGTTCTAGAACTTCAGTTCTTTTAATTCCAAGCTGTCGTGCAATTGCTGTAGGGTTATTACCCTTTAGCATTTCTTCTACGACACTATTCATTTGGTCGAATTTACTAGCAACCTCAATTTCAGTCGACATTCTTTTTCTTCCTAAACTTCTTAGGCTTTACCTTGCCCTTGAGTTGATCTACATAAAAGGAACGATAGCCCTCTGTGCTAACACAGTCAATCCATTCTACCTTTTTCTGAGTATGATAAACAGAGCGAATAAACTTGTATTCCCCCCGCTCAAACTTAATCTTAATCTTATCTCCTGGAACAATAACATCTTTTCCATGCTTATACTCTTCAGAGATTTCCCAATTAGGATTTAGGTTGAGTGGTGTGCTTTGCTTTTGCTTCGCCATATTAGCGATATCCTCCTGATGTGGGTGCCCATACGGACACGTTTCCAATCTTTAATGTTCTGGTTAATGGGTTTTTACATTCTTCACAGACTTGGTTATCCCTCTCATCAATGGGGATGAACATTTTATCTATAGATGTTTCACAAGTCTTGCATTCATAATAATAAGTTGGCATTTAAAATCCTTTTGTTATATACATTATACATTATCCAAAGACTTTTGTACAATGATTAATAGTTTTCTCCAATGACTTCTGGTAGTTCCGCCCAAGGGAATCTTGCACAAATGTCCTGATAGATGTAGCCATCTGAACAAAAATCGTCACGATACCAATATCCTACTTCTTCCCAAATATCTCTATGAGCAACTAATTGCATGGCATCAATGTTGCATAAAATGGGGGGTACTCCTGGGAATGGCTGTGATCCACCATTAACTTTGAAGTGCAAAATCTGAAAAACTAAAACCTTTGCTTCTATTTCTTTTAATCTTGCATCCAGCTTTTCAAAGGCATCTTCATAAAAGAAGTTATCAATATTAAATTGAATAAAGTATTCTCCTGTAGCCTGTCTCATGGCTAAATCCCTTGAAGAATGACCCCAATTGTTTTTCCAAGTATCTGTACTAATAATAATTGGATCAAGACCTAAAGCATTGAAGTCAACTTCTTCTTCATATGGAGTTTTTTTTGGACCATCGTGACAAATGATCAATTCAAAATCTTTAAATGTTTGTTTAGCAAGAGATTCAATACCCCTTGCCATTCCCTGCCTTGGAACATGATGCTCATAATCTACAGCAATAATAGAAAATCTAGGTCTTTCTGTCACTTCTTCTCCCAATAAGTTAAGTTTTTATTTGTATCGTTAAACGGGCTGTGATAGGTTTCCTTATCTGGCATCCCGCCCCATTTAGATATGTAATAGTTTTGATTATGATCCCAAGCCTCGTTAGTTGTAACAGGACTTTCTGGATCATGGTTTTGTGTTGCAGAACCAATATGATGAACTGTTAGGTCTGGTCGGATGTAATTTTTTAATCCAGCCAAACGAATTCTTCTATGCATATCATTGTCCTCAAAATATGCTGGAAAGAAGTTTTCGTCAAACCATCCCACATTTTCAGTCAGTTGTCTGATATCCACAATGAAGCAAAAGAAGTCTGCCCCACGAACAAGTTTGAATCCTGGTTCGTATCTATTTTGATTTGGGGACACAATCACCGCTTTGGTATATCTAATTGTATCATAAAGCTCTTTTATAGTACCTGCTGGAAAGGTAACATCATCGTTTGCAATAATAGCATAATTGTTCCCGTATTGTAAAGATCTTTTCATTCCTTCATTCCAAGCTCCAGAAACTCCCCTGTTTTCTTTCCAGTTATCCATGATAATTGGTTGGACAGGATAGTCTACGGTTGCCATTAATTCAGTAAATAAATCAAACTTATTCAATACGGGAACAATTAGCGATAATGCCATTTTTAGAGATTCAGCCATTCTGGGTGAGCCAATGTCCACTCCACTGTTCTCTGGATGGATTCCTGTAGTGGGATTGGAAGTGTCCAACCTGTATCAGTGATCTTTGTTCCATCAAGGGCGTAACGCAAGTCGTGACCTGGGCGTGATGAATGGAAGTCCTCCAATTCATAATTAAGAGGCTTGCCGACTGCAGCAGCAATCATTTGCGCCATCTCAAGATTATCTACCTCACGCTCACCAACAATGTGGAAACGCTCTGGCATGTCAGCCTCGCCATACAACGGGAAGTTCTGATTAAGAACATGAAGAAGTCCATCCGCTTGGTTACGAGCATGAAGGTAGAAGCGACTTCCAATCTCTCCCTCTGGAGATGCATGGATTTTCATAAGGTCTCCATTGATAACCTTTTTGATTACCATTGGCATAAACTTTTCTGGATCTTGTGTTTCACCAATAATGTTCATTGTGTTTGTAATAGCCAAAGGAATTCCATATGTACGCCAGTAGGAAAATGCAATGTCTTCCTGCGCTGCCTTAGAAGCAGAATATGGATTGCTTGGGAAGTGCTGATCTACCCATTCACGATGTGCATAACCTGCTGGAGCTGGACCATAAACCTCATCTGTTGAAACCTGCAAGAACTTTTCTGGCTGTGCAATTCTAGCCCAGTCAAGCAAGTGACAGATTAAAGAAACATTGTTAATAATAAACGGAGCAGGATACTCAATACTTCTATCCACATGGCTTTCTGATGCCACATTAATTACATAATCAATCTTACCAAACTCATGAGCAGTTACTGCAGAAATAGGTGCCGTAAAGTCACAGCGAATTACTTTGACACGCTTATAGGCATCTTCAATGCCCTCGCATGCCACACGGATTCTGTCCGTTAAGCCTTTATGGGTAAAGGTGGTTGGGCAAACAATTTGCCAATCTGTATTTACTAGGATATGGCGAAGAACGTGACTGCCAACAAAACCACTTGCTCCTGTAAGTAATACTCTTTTTGTCATTTATTTTTTTCCTAATCTATCCGTTTGGTTTTCCTTGCGTAGAACCTGCATGACCACAGTTCCAAACCCAAGTTTTAATATTTACATGAAATATTTTTTTGTCATATCTTACAAAATTTTTAATTAGATTAAAGTCTTCGCCAATTCGATGACCATGTTCATCAAGAATCAAATTGTTTACATCAAAATCTCCAGAAAATCCACCCACATCTTTAAGTGAAGATGTTTTTGCCATCCAAGTTATTGGAACTTGATGAATATCATTATTATCCCATTTTTTTCCAAGTATATGATCTAAGTGTGTAAATGGACCATTTTCATTTTGCCAAGAAGGATAAACTAGATCGACCTGTTCTTTTTCTATTGTATTAAATAATAGCTCTAAATGCAAGGGTAATAAATAATCATCATCATCTAATATTGCAACATATTTATTATTAATTTTATTTATAGCTTTATCTCTTGTTATTGGAGCACCTACTCTTTCATTATCTACTTCAATAATAATTTCATCGGGCAACATAGTTTGACTTAATACAGAATCAATTGCTCTTTTAAGTAAGAGTTGTCTTCCAGGAATTGTTGCAATTACTACAGAAATACTCATGCTTGTTCCCACAAAAATCTTCTAGAATTAAATAAAGCTGTGTCATGATCCCATGTTCCATTCTGAAGATTATACGTTTCATCAATAGGGGCTTTTCCCCATGCTGGATGCATATGCTCCACAAGAGATTCTGGGCAATAAGCATACTCTTTGTTAAATCTTGCAACAGAGGTTAATTCCGTATCTGTGTAATTATGCAAATACAATTCACAAACAATATCTTCTGGTGAATCTGGAACACATCTTGACAAATATTTTTTGTTAATAAGGTAACAGGTAGACAAAAGTCCTGCTGCAACTTCTGGATTTCCCATATCATTACTTCCAACCATACCAAAGTTTTCAGAAAGTTCTAGGAGTGGTGGAAGCCAATTTTCATGGAAGAAGAAGTCGTCTGATGATCCATAAAAATACTTGTAATCTAGTTCACGAACTGCTGTATTCATAGCACCGCCAAAGCTTCTAGCTCGCTTATTAATAATAGTAATTTCTCCAGAATTTTCACAAATTTCTTTTACTTCTTTATCATCTTCTTCTACAATAAAAACAATATCTGCAAGACCCATATCCGTCACTGAACGGATATTATCAATATAGGGCTGAATTCTATGCGGTCTGCCATAAGTTGGTGTAAGTATTGCTACCTTGTTATTCATTTCATATCCTTAATAATTTTATTTATACCATCTTCAATAGATGTTTTTGGACTCCAATAATCTAGAATCAATTTGTTTGCTACGTTTTTCTTATTCATTTGCACAGTATCCACTTTTTCTGATGGCAATACAGATGCATCAAAATATTTAGCAATGATATTGGCAATGTCAATAACCTTTGTTGACTTAAAGCTAGTAATATTTAATTCACTTTCAGAGTCAAAGGATTCATAGTTTTTCATTACAGCGTTTAATGCTTCACAACAATCATCTGCGTAAAGAAATTCTCTTTCTTCCTGTCCATCTGTCAACATATCAATAACTCTATTGTTTTTTGCTTTTAGGATAAAGTCTGTGATTACATGAGACTTTGCTAGATCATGTTCGATACCATAAACATTCCAAAACTTTACTATTCTACCGCCTAAAGATTTTGTGTAAGTTTCTCCAATTGCTTTTAATACTCCGTATGGAGAATAAGTCATGTTGGACATTTGGCTGCTGGCAAAAACAAAAGGCTTGTTATAAAATTTAAGAAGCTCAAACGTGTTTGCCATTAACCGAATGTTATTGTCAACGAACTCATATGTGTGCTGATACTTAGACAGATACCTTGAACCACCCACATCAAATGCTAAAAAGAAAACAAAATCTACATCATCCAAAGCTTTTCTTAAATTAATATTAAGAGGAATTCTTAGGTCTTCCCCGTCTCTTCTTACAATGTCAAATTCTATTGCTTCGTGACCATTATTATTTAAATATTCTACTAAGTATGCTCCAACTTGTCCAGAAGAGCCTAGTACCAATACTCTCATCAAACAATCTCAATGTTTAATTTCTTACCAAAATTAATAATTCCAGTACCAGACCAATGACCAATATCGGTTACATCGTATTTTTCATATGGCAACTCATTCCACATTTTTTCAATAGCTGCCCATTCTGGACCAATATCATCTAAAATTAGCAAGCCTTTCCATTTTTTTTCTTCCAAAAACTTTAGCATAGGAGGCTCTTGCACCCCATCATGTGGGTCAACGTCAATCATAATTATTGAAATTTCATCATAATTTAATGTATCATCTTCCATAAAGTTACCAATTCTTAAATCAATATTTTCTTTATTTAATGTAGAATGCGTTGTCCACTCCATAATGTCATAACCAATAACTTTGTTTGTTGGGTTGTCAGAAAAAGCAACAGTTGATCCGCCGTATCTAGTTCCTACCTCAAGAATTGTTGTATTGTTAAATTGTTGAGAAAGGTATGCATACAACTTGTATTCGGATTCTCCCGCTGGAGTATTCCACAAATGATAATGTGGAGACCAATCTTGATATTGATTCAGATGACTTAAATCTTTATTTCTTACATCTTCTTTATTAATTGTTAATTTCATTTTTAATCCATTCATATGTTTTTTTTATTCCATCTTTCAATGATTGCTGATAATTCCAGCCAAGCTTTTCTTTAATAAGTGTGTTATCTGAATTGCGACCACGCACTCCAGTTGGTCCATCAATATGATTAACCTTAATATCTTTTCCAGCAATCTCAGCAGTTAGATCTACGAGTTGATTAATAGTAACCATTTCTTCCGAACCAATATTTACTGGTCCCGCAAAATTTGATTGCATTAGACGGCGCACTGCTTCAATGCATTCATCAATATAAAGGAATGAGCGAGTTTGCTCCCCATCTCCCCATACCTCAATTTCACCATTAGATAGTGCTACCTTTCGGCAAATTGCTGCTGGGGCTTTTTCTTTACCACCTTGCCAAGTTCCTTCTGGACCAAAGATATTATGGAATCGTGCTACACGAACTGGAATTTCATAGTTACGACTGTATGCAAAATACAAGCGTTCACTAAAAAGTTTTTCCCAGCCATACTCTGAATCTGGATTTGCAGGGTATGCAGAATCTTCTGAACAATTTGGATTGTCTGGATCTAATTGATTATGTTCTGGATACATGCAAGCACTGCTGCTGTAAAAAATCTTAGTAGTATTGCTTTCTAGTTCTTTATTAAACTTTTGGACAGCATCCAATACATTTAAATTAATTGTTGCCGAGTTATGCATAACATCGGCATCGTGTTCTCCAGTAAAAATATATCCAGCACCACCCATATCGGCAGCAAACTGATAAATTTCATCAAACGACTTATGGAATTTCTTAGCAACACTTTCGTAGTAATTGCCAAGTTCTCCAGTAAATCTAATTACTCTATTTACAATTTTTTGATCTCTTAGATCAGCAATAATAAATTCATCGGCGTGGGATTTTTCAAAGTCTGGGTGCTTTAAATCTACACCACGAACCCAATATCCTTCTTGTTTTAATTTCTTAACCATATGGCTTCCAATAAAGCCACCTGCGCCTAATACTAATGCGGTTTTCATAACTATCTCTTTCTAATAAGCCCAAATTTTTCAAGGGCACGTTGTATGGTCATATGACTACAACCAGCTTCTTTTGCTATTTCAACGATGTTCATTTTTTTAATAATGTATCTATTATACAACCAATCTTTTGAATTGTAAAGTTTTTGCATTATATTAACTCATTTACTGCATACCAAGCGATACCCGCCGAGTCTGCAACATTGTCATTTGTGGTAACAACTCCAAGACCCTTGACAAAATCAATTGTCTTTTGCTTACGCTTTTCTCTAATCTTAGCTTTATACCAGTTGTCAGATTTTCCTGGAAACTCCTGCCTAACTTCTGCTTTTTGAGCATTGTTAAAATTCTTATTTCCAATATAAGATTGCCAAGTAATTGGCGGAACTTCTTTAACCTGAACACCATCATGAAGTAATTCTCCCATGATTGCACCAAAGATATACGCCATCTTTAATCCTGTGTTTGCAGATCGAACCATTACGGCTGCTTCAATTGCAAGAAAGTCATAATCTAATTCAGATTTGAATGCTCTTACTTTTCTCTTTGCATCTAATATTCTATCATAAACTGTAGATCCTGTAAAGGTAATTTCTCCCCATTTTACTGGAGTTTTTCCATCCATCAAACAGAAAGCAATTGTATTTGTACTAGCATCTACGCCAAGAACTTTGTGGGAGGTCTTTTTTAATTTAGCTAGAGACATTTAGAATCATCTCCAGGATTTCTTTTCTTTCCTGCATCTTCTTATTAGCCTCGCATGGCTCACAAGTCATATTAGAATTATATCTACTTAGTTTTGTCTTACAACCTCTATTGGCACAGATTCTTTCCTTGCCCGCCAACCTTGCTTTCTTGTCATAATATTTTTGTTTAATCTTTGCGTTGGTTGCTTCACGACAGCATTCATCACCACAATATTTCATGTTGTGGGTTTTAGGCTCAAACTCGTTGTCGCAACCCTGATTTGAACATATCATTTAGGTGGCACCATCGATTCAATAAACACTTCACCCTCTGGAGCATCCTTAGCCCAGCATGCTTTTCTAATTGGACAATACTTACAGGCTGACTGAGATTTGGTAAATCCACGATTTGGAATAGTTTTATCTTCATATGCCTGATAAACTTCACGCAGCCATTCGTAAGTATCGTCTACAAGATTGCGATTAGATTCCGTCATATTGATTGGGATTACCAAGAAGTCATTATCATTCTTATTTTCATAGAAAAAGAATCCTTGATCTACTCCCGCAATATCCATATAGATTAAAAGTTGAAGTTGGTGATTTCCAGAACCCTGCATTTTTGCTTGTCTAATTGAATAAACTTCATCTTTGGCAGATTTGATTTCACCAATGACTTCCTTGCCATCCCAATTAACAATAAGGTCAGAGTATCCACGAATTGGTGGGTCTGACTTTACCATCTCTCGTTCAATTTCTTTGATACGATCATTGGGAATCTTTTGCATAATTGTTTGCAATCTGTCGTGAACATACGTTCCATTAAGCATATTAGCCTTTGCCTTAGCATCGGCATTATCTTCAAACTCTGTTCCATCAAAAGCCATATACCAATAGCGAGCACAGTTACCATGACCATAGCCAATGGTAGATGGAGCAAATGTTTTCTTTTGAGTAAATCCATCTCGTTTATCTACAAGATATGCTGCTTCTACTTCTGCAGCAAATACCATAGGGTCAAATCCACCCTCTTGTATCTTTTTAAACTTTAAGTTTCCAACTATATTTCTACCCATTATAATCCATATCTCGCTAGGTATTTAACGCTATCTACTAATTTATCAATAGCATCTGACACCGTGTAATAAACATTTTTCTTTTTAGCGGAGTCCCCGCCCTTTTCAAATGTCGTGTAGTACCTAGACAACATAGAAAACTTAGCACTAAGTGCTTGAAGCTTTACAATAAGTTCTGGAGACTTTCCAGCAGGTACATCTGGCTTCATAATTAATTTAATAATTAAATCTAAGGCTTCATCTAATTCGGGGTCATTCATGAACTCTTTCATTTCGTTGAATTCTGTGACCTGACTTACTACCTCAAGAATGTTATCTGCCATTCTTGTCCTCCAAATACTTTTTAACATTGACGTAGCAATTGATAACTACGCCAAACATAATAATAATCTCAACTATTGCCATGATGTTCATCCCAACACTCCTCCAATTCTTCTAATCTATCCCATTCAATTACTGCTAGGCGGATCTTATTAGTATCCCCCAAAATTAATTTAAGTGCTGGAAACATACTCCGACTTACTTTAAAAGTATCCGTACACACCTTAGCCCAAATTGCTGGACTAATGGAGATAGATTTAGAATACTCTTTGTAATCTACAACATAGTTTTTCCACTTAGCATCTCCCTTTTGGTATTGCCCACGACCAGAATTCTTTTGTAACTTTGCGCCATCACGCTTCGCTTCTCCACGTTCTGACACTAGCCCACCACAATACCTGACTTATGCTTCTTAGGGCAGTACCAAGATATTTCTCCAGTTGATTCATTAAAATAAGCTTTTTCTGAATACTCTTCGCACTGTTGACAACCATAAGTTCCATAGATTAATTCTAAATTCTTTGCTTCTCCTGGAACGGTTTCAAAAAAATCATCAAATCTTGTCATAGATCTTTTCCCTTAATGTGTCTAATACGTCAGGAAATCCACGAAGATATTCCACAGACTTTGCACGACCCTGGAATCGCTCACCTTCAATGGTGTACCATGAGCCACCACGCTGAACAATCCCCATCATTTCTGCTACGTCAAGGATCTCTCCAGTAGAGTCTACCCCTACATGGTCTCCTTGGTAATAGAAATCATACTGTCCAGATAAATTGGGCGGTCCGAGCTTGTTGTAATCAATAATCCAATTGACTGGTCTTCCAACCTTTTGTTCAATAATTTTGTCGCCCACCTCAACGCCAGATTTAATAGCATTAGCCTCGGCTTCCGAAGCCCATAACTTAATAATGGTACTACTGAAAAACTTGACCGCCAT